ATAGATACCTTTTTACATAGATACCTTTTTACATAGATACCTTTTTACATAGATACCTTTTTACATAGATACCTTTTTACATAGATACCTTTTTACATAGTTGCTCCCTTTATTTGACATCTATCAAAAAAAAGTTTCACTTCACTTTCATCTCCACCAATAACTGAATCAGATGGTATATACCATTTATCCATGTCTCTATTTTCGTTACCATAATATGCTAAAATGGACGGAATACCATTCACCATTTTTTTGGTTTTTAATGCATAATATAATTCCATTGTATCATCTATATCGATTTCAAATATAACAAATGTATCATTTAATTTGTTAAAATTTTCATTTACTAATGGCTGAATTTTTTTACAGGGTTTACACCATTCAGCTGTAAATTTTACAATAATAATTTTAGTACCAATATTCTTTAATAATTCTTTAAACTGATCAATTTCTAGTTCCTCTATTATTTCTCTTGAAGTCATATTATATTTTACTATAAGATTTGTTTTATATCAATTATACTATTATTTATTTTTTTCAGTATTTGTAGTATTTATAGTATTATTTACTATATTTTCTATATCATCTATATTGATATTGCCTGCATTTATATGCGCCTCCCACAGATATCTACAAAATGCCCAATCTATTGATATATTAGTATCATATTCGTTTTTAAATTTATCTAATAACTCTTGTTCTATATTTTTAGGTAGTAAATACAAACTACTCTTAGGTAATACGTAACTAAGTTGTGTTAAAGGTTCAACAGAGTCATTAATATCTGTGATAAACTCAGCGTCAAATGAAGGTATATATCTTACTAAATCGCAAAGCAAAGGAGGATAGTTATATTTGTATGTCCATTTCCAATCTTTGCATTCTTCTCTATAATATTTAAAGGTCCATTCTAATCCTTCTAGATAATTAATACATATTTGCTTGCATCTATCATCATCTATATTGATGTTAAATAATTTTTGATAATAGCGTTCTCTCCATCCATTTTCATATGGATTAATATACTCTTCCACTGAACGGTCTAATAATGGTATTGATTGTAATTTTTCATCCTTTTCTAGTTTACGTTTCTTTATAGACTTAGATTGCTTATCTCTTAATTGATATTCTTCTATTAATAATTGCTCTTCATTTTTTGATAACTCCAGTATGATTTTTCTCAAAACATTCCAGTTTATCTTATCATTCTTTATAAGATTGCTTTTATTTGTGCTTAATACCTTTTTATACACATCTTGTAGTCTATCTATTCCCGTAGTCCTTATATTTAAACTTGGAAAATGAGGTAAAAAATCGTTCCCTAAGAAAAAACATAGAAATATATAATCGAATACACGATTATAATCATTACTATTTGTCGGTTTGTTATCATTTAATTCACATGATAATACTTTTGCAAACTCTGGTATATTTAACAGATAGTTATCATTTGGATTTAAAGTATTATCTATACTTTTTATAAAATACGGCGTTTCGCGAAAAAGATACATAGATTTAGATATATATAAGTGATTCAATGTTAACATAATTAAATCTGCATCCAATCCATATATTACTGTTGTTGTATTACTGTGTTCTTCTATATTGTCGCGTATATATTGATATATTTTATGTTCTCCTTCACCTTTATGTTCAGATGTAGATACTATTAGTTTCTTTAATTTAAAAATGGCTGGATTTTTAAATTCATTATTTATTTCAATACTTAATTTTCTCATAAACTCTGTTCCTGGTGTTATGCATGTAGTGTCAAATAATTTTACTTTATCAATACCTATTTTTTTAAACATATTGTTTTCATAATATGTCTTATATCTGCGCGTTTTTTGCTGATTCATCTTAGCAAATGGTGCGACACCGTCAAAAGCAATATATACATTGTGTTTCGGTTTAATTAAATTAATATATGATTTTATTTTTTCACATACTAACTTGATAATATAAGTATCGCTTGACACTGATTTATTGTTTTTTTCTAATTCATAAATAACATCATAAATAATAGAATTACAATCCATATATAAATTATGGATGGTAATTTTGCTTGATTTATATTGAACCAGAATGTTTCTATGATTGCGAACTATATACGAAAAATAACTAGGAATTCCCATTTAATATTATGGTGATTATTTTTTAAATTATTTGTTATATATTTTTATAATAAGTAATAGATATATATGAATGCAAGTATTACAACTTGTGTATATCAAAAACAAAGATTACAAGAAATAATTAAAAGCACCATATTAGCTATACAAAAATATAAAATTTTGGATATTTTTGGTTCCAATGAATTAAATATTTGTATTAATAATTTGAATGTAATATTTGCTTCATTATCATTATTATCAATTGATTCTACGGATAAATATAGTGATATAACAAAAAATTTATCAGAATTATTACAAACTTTCGGAACAGAAAATATAAGCGACTTGTTATATATTATTTTTAACAGGGATATTGAAATTGCTTTAAATAATGAAGATAGTGATAAATTAGATATTATTTTAAAATATTTCCACCCTATTAGTTTTACTATTAAAAATAATAAAGGTCTTAAAAAAGATTCAAATAACTTAGAATGTATAGATTTATCAAAATTAAGTGACAATTTTCACATTAAGGTCTATGGTATAAAATTAACTATAAATATTTATGAAGAAAAAAAAAGTATAGTAATATGTGGAATTTTGGATGATTTAATATTGGACTGTTTAAATTACGAATATATATACAATAGAATTAATAATATATTAGTGAAATTTAAAAATAATAATGTAAATGATGAAATTAGTAATAGATTTAAATCTTGTTTGACTCTAAAAGATTTTTTAATTTATAACGACGACGAGATTATTAATCATTTTAATATATATATTAATAATATTACTAACATTAAAAAAAAAACCATTATTCAATTGACAAACGATTTTTTGAAAGAAGAATTATATAATCAAAGAAGTAATATAATTCAATTATTGTTAGATACAGAAGACCAAGAAAGTTTATTCTTAGCTTACTTATTATATGATCTCTTAACAAACGATAATAATCAAAATATAGACACTAATGAACAAACTCTGTTATTTGATAGCTTACCGTGGAACATAAAGAAAATTTTCAAACAAGCAATGACTATGTCCGTTGAGTATAATTCTTCTAAATTTGATAATAATAAAATCGATTTAGAACAACAAATATATTTGATAAAAACAGACGATAATGTTAAGGAAAAAGCTCTAATAAAATTAAAAGAGGTTAAATCTAAAAATGACGATTCGGGCTCAAAAGCCAGACAATATATAGAAGGATTATTAAAAATACCTTTTGGTATTTTTAAAGAAGAACAAATTTTAACTATTATTCCAGAATGCAGAACTATTTATAATAACTTAATTAAATTATCCATAGATAATAGCATAAATCTTGATTTAACCTTATACAAAGAAAACCTGACAAGTATTGAATTAAAACAAAGTATATCTATGTTAAATAACAACAATATCAACACATACATTATAAATCATATTATTAGCAATTTACAAAATATAGTAAAAAAGGATTTATTATCATTTGTTAATTCAATTAATGATTTTATAAAAAAATATAAATTGGATTTTGATAAAATTAATAAAACCAAAAAAACAAACAATCAAATAATTAGTAATATTATATTATTTTTAAACTACTACCAGAAGCAAGAATTGTATATTAATAATAATATATATCTAATAGAATTATGTAAAAATACAAATAATGATTATATTAATTCGATATACTCTTATATTAATTCTATAAATTCCAAGTTCAATTATATTAATTCATACATGTGTGGTATTAATAACATTCTTGACGATGCCGTATATGGTCATGATGACGCTAAAAGACAAATTGAACGTATAATTGGTCAATGGGTTAATGGGAAGCAAAGTGGTTATTGTTTTGGATTTGAAGGACCTCCTGGCGTAGGCAAAACATCATTAGCAAAAAAAGGAATAGCAAAATGTTTATTGGATGAAAACAATGTAGCAAGACCATTCTCATTTATTGCTATTGGTGGCTCTTCAAATGGTAGTATATTAGATGGACATAATTACACATATGTTGGGTCTAACTGGGGGCGAATAGTTGATATTTTAATGGAAAAAAAATGTATGAATCCTATTATATTTATTGACGAATTAGATAAAATTAGTAATACCGAACAAGGAAAGGAAATTGTTGGTATATTAACACATTTGGTAGATACTACACAGAATAATAGTTTTCAAGATAAATATTTCAATGGAATAGATTTAGACTTGTCTAAGGTTTTATTTATTTTTTCTTATAATGATGTTTCTCTCGTAGATCGTATTCTACTAGATAGAATCCATAGAATTAAATTTAATTATTTAACAATTGATGATAAAATTGTGATTACCAATAAATTTCTATTAAAAGAAATTTATGAAAATATGGGTTTAGTTGACGTTATCAATATTGAAGACGATGTTATTGAATATATCATCGAAGAGTATACTAACGAACCCGGTGTTAGAAAGTTAAAAGAACTTTTATTTGAAATTATCGGAGAGATTAATTTGAATATACTAAAAGAATATTACAACGCACCTTTACCCATAAACGTTACAATTAATGATATTAAAAATAAATATTTAGTAGATAAGGAATCTGTTAAAAGAAAACAAATAGTTAATGAAAGTAAAATTGGTGTGATTAACGGACTGTGGGCTAATTCTATGGGTAATGGAGGAATTGTATCTATTGAATGTAATTATTTTCCATCAAATACTTTTCTTGATTTAAAATTAACAGGTATGCAAGGTGATGTAATGAAAGAAAGTATGAACGTTGCGAAATCATTAGCTTGGGATTTATTAACGGAAAAAGAAAAAACATTTATTAGCGAAGACTTGAATAAAACAAATGGTATTCACATACACTTACCTGAGGGTGCAACACCAAAAGATGGACCTTCGGCTGGTACGGCTATTACAATAGCATTATATAGTTTATTTACAAAGCGAAAAATTAAAAATACATATGCTATAACAGGAGAAATATGCCTTCAAGGCAATATAACAGAAATAGGTGGGCTTGAAAATAAATTATTGGGTGGCATTAAATCTGGTGTTACTACATTCATATATCCAAAAGATAATCATAAAGACTATCTTAAATTTATTAAAAAATATAACAAATATTCGTATATTAATTATATTAGCGTTGATAATATTAATAGTGTATTAGACATCATATTTGATTAGTTGTCATTAATATATTTATTATATATATATATAGATGGCTATTCAATTAACATTTTCGAATATGTTACAATTAACCTCTACATTATCACCTACTCTAATTACATTTTTTTTAGTAATGCTATCATTATTTAACCTTAATATGAAGGGTATCGTTTATATAATGGGTGTGTTACTAGCTTCGATTATCAATTATATGGCAGGTCCTATATTTAGTATGGACGATAAATCTATACCTCCTGCTATGTGTAATTTAATCGAAATACCATTTTGGACACAATTTAAAAGTCCATCGTCAAGTTCGCTACATCTTGCTTTTACATTAGCATATCTTTTTTTGCCTATGTTTTACAACAACCAAATAAATTCACATTTAATTACTACATTAATATTGTTACTTGGTATAGACGCAATTACCAAGGTTAAAAATAATTGCACAGATATGACGGGTGTATTTATAGGAACATTATTTGGTTTAGTTTTAGGAACTATTTGGTATTCTTTATTGACTATGAATAACTTAGAACAGTTGTTATTTTTTGACGCCT